CATGAAAAATTGGAACGCACAATACATGCAAGATCCTACATCAGAGGAAGGAGCAATAATTAAACGTGAGTGGTGGCAAGATTACGATAAAGATCATCTGCCAAAATTATTACATGTAATACAATCATATGACACTGCATTCTCTAAAAAAGAAACTTCTGATTACTCAGCTATAACCACATGGGGTATCTTTGAGCCAGTAGAGGGTTATGAGAAATGTATAATTCTTTTAGATGCAACAAAGGGTCGGTATGACTTTCCAGATCTTAAAAATCTAGCGATAGAGCAATACGAATACTGGGAACCGGAAACCGTAATCATTGAGGCTAAGGCATCTGGTCAACCATTAATACATGAATTAAGAAGAGCAGGTATACCTGTCGTAGACTATGTTCCTGCAAGAGGTAGAGATAAGCATACTCGTATCAACAGCTGTGCTCCTGTATTTGAGTCTGGTATGGTATTTGCTCCATTAGATGAGCATTATGCACAAGAAGTAATAGAAGAAGTTGCAGCTTTTCCTAATGGACAATATGATGACTATGTTGATTCCATGACCCAAGCTGTGTTAAGATACAGGCAAGGTGGATTTGTAAATACCTATTCTGATGATTGGGATGACAATCCTCTAAAGTTAGAAAAGGAATATAAATATTATTAGGAGTACCTATGTTAAAAGGCAACCAAAAAAAATTAGATAAAAATAAAAACAATAGAATTGATTCTGAAGACTTCGAACTTCTTAGAGCTGGTAAAAAAAGAGGTGGTGTAATGAAAGCTAAGAGAGGTAGATTAGCTGGTCAAGATTTTAGTGAAAGAATGAAAAATGTTGAAAAAGGTTTAATTAATAAAAAAACAGGTAAACCTACTTCAATGGATGCTATGAGACAGTTAAAAGGTTTTAAAACAGGAGAGCTACCAAAAGAATTTAACAAAAGAAGAATGGCTTTAGCTGGTGCTAAAGAGGCACTTAAAAGAACTAGAATTGGTAAAATAGCTTTAGGTGTTGCGGGTGCAGGTTTAGCTGCAAAAGCATACTTAGATAAGAAAAAGAAAGAAGCTAAAGAAAAAAAACAAAATAAAAAAATGGGTGGAGGCATGATGAAGAGATACAACAAAGGTGGTGGTGCTGACACTGGCACTGTTGGAGAAATGAGAAGTAGATTGGGTGTTCGCATCAATAAAGCAAAAAGATTAGCTAGAAGAATGAAAGACACAGATAGACTTACTGAAAGAGATATAGCTGAAGCAAAAAAAGCAGTATCTAAAAAAATGGGCGGTGGTTTAGCTGCTGCTACAGAAAGATTAAAAGCTCAAGGTAAAATGGGTGGTGGAATGATGAAACCACAAAAAGCTGTTTTAGGTATGTTATTTAGAAAAAAGAAAAAAGCTACACCAGGAATGAAAATGGTTGAGTCTTCACCAGGTGGTTTTGGTTTACTTGGAAGACTAGCTAAAAAAGTAGGTTTACAAAAAGGTGGTGGAGCTGACACTGGTAGAATGGGTGAGATTAAAAGTAAGTTAGGTGTTGCTACAAATCAAATCAATAGAATGAAAATACCAGGAAGACTTACTCAAAGAGACAAAGAAGCTCTTAAAGAAATAAGTAAAATTAAAGGCCGTAAATTTAAACCTTTATCAACAACACAAAGAGTTCTAGATGCTTTAAAATCACCTAAACCAGTTGCTAAAAAAATGGGTGGTGGCATGATGCAACCTGCTATGCCTATGTATAAAAAAGGCAAAATGATAAAAGCAAGAGGTGGTGGATTAGCTAAGACTAAGCCTACAAAAATGTATTAAGGGGGGTCTAATGTCCCTCAAGACATTACTTCAAGGAGCTAAAGAATTAATAAAAGCTGGTAAACCTAAAACGTCACCGGCCACCGGAAAACAACAAGGTCTTTTAACTTACGACAAAGCTGCTTCACAAAAAAGTGGTATTGAATTAGCAGAACAAGAATTAAAAAATCCTCCAGTAGTTTTAAAAAAAACAAAACCTTTACACATGGGTGATGATACATCACCTGCTTTTGGATCATCTACTTACGATTGGATTATGAGAAAAGGTAAAGGTAATTACACAGCCGATGAATGGCTTAATCATTTAACTTCAACAAGAGATGTAAAGGTTGATATTTTTGGGAGACCAGCTACTCAGAAAATAAGAGCTGCTAAAAGATTTAAATACGACACAGGTCCTTTTAGAGGTAAAGAGGTTGTTATAGGTAAAGAGGAATTATTTGATTCTAATTTAGCAATTTTTAATGAAGCTGGAGATCTTACAGGTGGTTTATTATATGCAGCTAAAAAATTTGGATTAAAATTAAATGCTAATGATTTGGGGGCTATGATAAAATTAAATCCATTAAATAGGATAAAACCTGTTGAGTTCGGTGGTGAAATAAAAGGCATAGAAAAATTTAAACAAGCTATTAAAGCAGGTGGAGAAACTTTAGAATCAATAGATAAAAGATATTCTCAAGAGGGAGTATTAGGTTTGGTTGATGATCTAGATGAAGCTATTTTTCAACTCAAAGGTGTTGCAGATGCCTCTGGTGGAAGACAAGCATTGGATGCTTTTAATAGAAAAATGATTCAAGCTAAAGCGAATGCTATGTTAAAACCAAATGATAAAATATTATTAAATAAGGTTCAAGGTGAAATTAATCAATTAGCTTCTGTTATTAGACCTAGACAAACTTTCTATAAAGGTGAAACTAATTATACTTTACAAGGTGGTAAAAATTATTCTGAAACAGTTTTTCATTTGGATGAACCAATCCCTACAAACTCAACTGATTTACTTTCAGGAGGACATTTTTCACAAACCGGATTAAAAAATCAAGTTTACCATGTTAGATTCGATACAAGGTTTACACCTGAAGGTAAAAAAGTTTTTTTAGTTCACGAAATTCAATCAGATATAAATCAAGAAATCGCTAAAGAATTACCAAGAGCTTTACAATTTGCTGGAACAAAAAGAATAAATCGTTTTCAACAAGATTTAGAAACAAAATTATTACTGCAAACTAGAGACAGATTTATTAAAGATTTAGATGATGCAGTAAAATCACAAGACTCAGCAAGAGTTGATATTGCTTCTAAAAATTTAAGAGAGATGACAAATAAAATAAAAAATCTTGCAGAACAAAAAGAATTCGACTACTTACCGCTTATTGAGGCAGAGGCTTACTCTGATCATGCAATAAAATATCTTGTTCAAAAAGCAGCTCGTGAAGGAGTTGATTACGTTGCCGTTGCCCCTTTTGATAAATTAAGTTTTAGACAACTCTATGCAGCTGGTAATGAAAGAGTTTACGGTTATGCATCTGGTAAAGGTATTGGTAAACAAGGCAGAGCTGTTGTGCCAGAGATCATGAAAAAACTCGGAAATTTATATGGATCAAAAGCTGGGCCAGTAAAAATATCTTTATCCGATCCAAAACTGCCATATAAAAAAGTTAGCAAAGACACTTTTAAATATGAATCAGCTAATACGGGAAGTAAAAAACCTATTTCAGAAAATCACCCATTTAAAGGTAAAACAATACAAAGTATTTATCATGAAGATGCAGTAAAAAATCCTAAAAAAGGTTATAAATTAATATTAGAAAATGATCCAAGGTTGTATTTTGATGCTTTCTCCATTAAGGTTACTCCTTTAATGAGGCAAACACAGAAAACCTACAGATCTAAGGGCGGACTAGTGGTAGATATATTTAAACCTCTGAGGTACAATCAAGTATGGCTATAGAAAAAAATAATGAAATAATTGAAGAAACAGCTAGAGTGGAATCTGATGAGCAACCTCAAGGTTTACCACCTGATGTTGTTATTGAAGGTGATGAAATTGTAGAGGAGACACCACAAGATAATTTTAATGATAATCTTGCTGAAAACATGGATGAGAGAACCTTAAGCTCCATGGCAGGTGAATTAATTCAAGAATATAAAAAAGATAAATTATCAAGAAAAGAATGGGAAGACGGATACATTAAAGGTTTAGATTTACTTGGAACTAAGTACATGGATGTAACAAGACCTTTTAAAGGAGCATCTAATGTTACTCATCCAATGTTAGCAGAATCTGTTACACAATTTCAAGCACAAGCATACAAAGAACTTGTACCTAGTGATGGCCCAGTTAGAACTCAAACTGTTGGAGTACAGACACCACAAGTAGAAGCACAGGCAGAGAGAGTAAAAGATTATATGAATTATCTCTTAATGGAAGAGATGGAGGAGTATACAACTGATATGGATCAAATGTTGTTTTACTTACCATTGTCAGGATCAACATTTAAAAAAATTTACTTTGATGCATTACTAGGGAGACCAGTATCTAAGTTTATACCTGCTGAAGAGATGGTAGTGCCTTATTATGCTTCTGATTTAAAAGATTGTGAAAGAATCACACATGTCATTAAAATGACTAAGAATGAAGTGATTAAAAAACAAGCAGCAGGATTTTATAGAGACATAGAATTAACAGAGGGTGAACCAGAACCAGATCCGCTAAAGAAAAAAATTAATGAGATTGAAGGCGTAAAAAAAACTGGTGATGATTATTTACATACAATATTAGAAATGCATGTGGATTTAAATCTAGATGATTATGAAAACTTTGACGATAAAGCTAAAAAAATTAAAATACCTTACATAGTTACTATAGATGAAGGCTCTGGTGAAATACTATCTATTTACAGAAACTATAAACCAGATGATTTAAATTATTCTAGAATAGAATACTTTGTTCATTTTAAATTTTTACCTGGTTTAGGTTTTTATGGCTTTGGTTTGACACACATGATAGGTGGTTTAAGCAGAGCTGCAACACAATCTTTACGACAATTAATAGATGCAGGAACTTTAAAAAATTTACCAGCAGGATTTAAGTCCAGAGGTATTAGAGTTAGAGATGATGATCAGCCAATACAACCTGGAGAGTTTAGAGATGTTGATGCTCCAGGCGGAAACATACGTGATCAATTTTTTAATTTACCTTTTACAGAGCCAAGCACAACATTATTTAACCTTTTAGGGTTTGTAGTACAAGCAGGACAAAAATTTGCTGCGATTACAGATTCAAATATTGGTAACGATACACAAAATAGAGCTGTTGGAACTACAATTGCACTTATGGAGCGTGGATCTAGAGTGATGAGCGGTGTTCACAAGCGATGTTATTATGCGATGAGGCTAGAATTTAAAATTTTAGCAAGAATTTGTGGAGAATTTTTGCCACCAGAGTATCCTTATGATGTTTATGGCGGCCCAAGACAAATAAAATCTACAGATTTTGATCAAAGAGTTGATATTTTACCTGTTGCAGATCCAAATATCATGTCCATGGCTCAAAGAGTGACTCTTGCACAGACTCAATTACAAATTGCACAGTCAAATCCACAGTTACACAACATACATGAAGCATATAGACGTGTTTATGAAGCTTTGGGAACAAAACAAATAGAAACTTTGTTAAAACCTGCACCAAAACAACCAGAACCATTAGATCCTGCAAAAGAAAACGCACGTGCTTTACAAATGAGATTACTAACTGCGTTTGAATTTCAAGATCATGACGCACACATTGCTGCACACACAGCATTTATGAACTCAAGAATGGTTCAAATCAATCCACAAGTGTATGCTTTGTTACAATCACACGTGTCAGACCATATTTCATTTAAAGCTAGAGCAGAAATTAACAGTGCTATGATGCAAAATCCAGAAATGCTGCAACTTCAACAGCAAGATCCTGAACAATTTCAAATAATGTACGATGCACAAGTGGCACAAAGAGCATCACAGATTACAGCAGAGCTTGTTCAAAGTGAAATGGCAGCTAATGCACAAAAACAAGATCCATTGGTAAGAATTAAACAACAAGAAGTTGATTTAAGAGCCATGGACATGCAGAGAAAAGCAGAAGAAGTACAATTTAAACAAGAACAAGAAAATCAAAGAGAGTTAGCTAACTTACAATTTGATTACGATAGATTAAGTCAGCAAGATAGACAGTCTGATGAAAGATTAGATATAGCGAGGCAAAAACTTGAGAAGAAATAATGAAAGAGGATTAAGTGGTGGAGTGAAATCTGGGCCACCCCCTGAAAGAGGACCAAAACCACAAGGTCTGAAGAATGGGGGCTGTCCGCACAGAGAAACGGGAGCTAAATCTGACATCAAAGGAATTAAAAATATACAAGTTACCGGTAAAAAATTCATCGGTCTACGATAATCTATCAGATAACGAAAAATTAATTTTTTTATCAGGTGTTTTTGACGGTGAAGGTAGTTTTGGTATTTGGTCAAAGCTAAAAACTAAAAAATACTTTGCATGTTCTGTAGAAATGACAGATAAAGACATGATTCAAAGGTTTTACAAGTTCTTTGGAGGTTGTATGTATCTTTGTAAACGTAGAAAACAACATCATAAAGATACATGGAGATGGAAGATCAATGGTCAAGGGGCTTTATCTACAGTCGATAAAATGATAAATTATTTAAGTAATAGACGTAAGGAGAAATTTAAGAATGTGGTTCAGTGCCTTAAAATTAGCAATTAGTGCTGGCAGTAAAATTTATGCCAACAAACAAAAAGCAAAGGTTGCAATGTCTGATGCTCAGTTGTTACATGCAGAGCGTCAAGCACGAGGTGAGGAAGCTTATCAAGGTAAATTACTTGAGGCTCGTCAGAACGACTATAAGGACGAGGTGGTTCTTGCCATTCTCACACTGCCCATTTTGGTGCTTGCATATGGAGTTTGGTCTGATGATCCGGCTGCCATGGACAAGATTAAAATTTTCTTCGAACATTTCCAATCCTTGCCGACCTGGTTTACAAATTTGTGGATCCTTGTCGTGGCGAGCGTTTTTGGTATAAAAGGAACACAAATA